CGATTACTTCAAATCCATTCTTTTCAAGAAGATGCTCTTTCAGAACATCTCTATAAACCTGTTTCTCAAAATCTTCAACTGAATTTTGAAAATAAGGAGTATATTCTACATGAAATAATCCGTTTACTTCTACAGCTATTTTTCTTGAGAAATTCATCAGATCAACTCTCAAGCGAGTCTGAGGCAACAGGACCTCCTCTCCAACCACATCATCCTTCCAATATTTTTTAAAGAATTGTTTTACATTAAACTGGAAAAAACTAAGACTATCGCCATTCCATTTTATTGCATATTTTTTCTCAGATAATGGTCGGATATTATCCTTTGCCGTTATCCATTTCATTTAAAAATTATAGAGATAATTTTTGGATTTCCGCAATTATAAGACTACAAGCCTGTACTAGATTGTCTTGAACAGATTCACTAGGAGAAAAATTTTTAAATGGCCAAAGTTCTTTAGCTTCTTTAAAATTATTATCGCCAGAAGTTTGACCATGAGCAAAACCAACAAGAGTTAAAGCAGCCAATAGAAGCTGACCATTTTTATATTGTAGATCATGATCTACAGTATAGCCTTTTTCGATCTGCTTTTCTCTTTGAGCCTTAATCGAATCTAGTATTTCTTGAATGTCTTTCATATTTTATAAAGATATATTGTATTGCTTTAGAAAAAAATCAAATGATAAATTATCAATGTTCTCATTAAAAAGTTCTACTAATGTAATATTATTTCTAATGCACCATTCTCTTTTGATATCGTCACTTTTAACTTTGTTTAAGAAATTTTGTCGATTCTTATGCAACCATGGATTAAAATTTACATGGTATTCGTCGGGACTAACTTCTATAGCTATTTTTTTAGAGAAATTGAAAAGATCAATTCTGAATTTGCTGCCCGGAATAACAAACTCTTCTTTGACTACATCATTTTTCCAGAATGGGTAAAGGAAATTTTTTACTTTAAACTGGGGAATAGAAATTTTCTTATCCCAATCTATACAAGATTTAGCAACAACATTTACTTTTGTATTGCCTCTTAATTTCGTTAATTCCATTAAGCTATAATCTCATTAACCTTTCTAAGAAGCCATTCGAAAACATTTCGATTGCTTTCTATATAATCATAAAGAGAAGACATTCCTTGATGCTGTATTTGTATTTCTACCCCATCATCTTTAGCCATTGAAACAATACTTTCAGAAAAAGAATACCAAGCTCCTTTTTTGGTAACGAGTTCAAAGGATATAATCATATCCACTACTTCTTTCTCAACCCAAATAGCACAACCACTTCTTCCCTTTTTAATAGGGATTTTTACTTTAGATCCGGTTACATCTGTAGATGACTTTTTGATTTCAATAGTAGCATAAACTCCAAGAACTTTATTCTTTACAGGATCTGGTTTCTCATTAGGTTTTTCAAGAATGTAATCTCCACCATAACGAGGCTGATAGGAAAGGGTAATATCACTTTGGTGATTGATTGCTGATCCTCCTGCCCCATCACTTTGCCTTGGAGGAGTCTTACTATAAGGATCGAGTTTGATCTCAGCTGTGTACTGACTTGTAATCAAAAACAAAGCATCAAAGTGAACTACCTTCAAAGCCAATCTTTTAAATAAAATTTTTGTAAGAAGAGGAACCCCAGCTACTTTAACATTCTCATCTCCATTCCATAGATTCTTCTCTTTATCTGATTTAAGGATCACACCATCTAGAGAGTCAAGAATAATACATAGTTTCTCTCCTGCCTCATGCATTTTAGGTAGAATGCTTTCAATTAAAGATGCTATAGTTTCAAAAACATTACAACTAAAAACAAAAACAGTACCGTATTCCCAATTACTTGGATCAGTAACAAATTTCATTCCTGTTCTTTTCTGCATTTCAGGGGTTAAGCGAGCTTCAGCTTTAATAAAAATGGTTTTAGATTTTTCAATCTTATCCATATAATTTTGAGAGAAAACAAAACATTGTGAAGTTTTACCTAACTCACTCCCCTTACCACAAACTCTGACAAAGGAGCCAGAGCGCACCTTAATTAAGGTATCTAGGCCTAAAGATCCAGAAGAAATCGTTACCTCCTCAGGTTGAAGGTAATTAAAATGATTTTCCTCATTGTTCTTCAAAAATGAATTAAGCATATCTTTTGAATCTGCTTCATTTGAGGAGTCTTCTTTCTTTTTAGATGCCATATTATTATAATTTTTCTATTCTACTTGCTCTAATCCCTGAGTTTTCGAAGAATACAACTCGCAAGAGTTACAAACTTCATCTGTTAGACCGTGGATTCCACGTTCTAAACAATAATAACCAACAGATCTTTTGGATGAGCAGCATGAAGGGCCATACTCTGCAACTGTATCTGATCTGAATTTACATGTTTCCATTTTATTTTCCATAGATAAAAGAATACACTTTAAAAAATAATCCCGCGCCTAATTAAAGGCGCGGGAGAAACATCAATCTACTAAACAATAGATGTTTTTGCAACTTTCAGAACTTCTCCATTATTAACATTTATGAATGTAACATAATTATTAGAGATGCTCAAGATCTTTGCGCAGAACTTTTGTTGCCCTTTCTTTGATCGAGTATGAAGAGTTATAAATCGACCTCGATGATTTGCGTAAGGATGGTCCGCAGGAGTTTGAGCTTCGATCTTTACTTTTTCAGTTTTTATTTTATTTTGCTTATTCATATAGAGATATTGTGTCAAACAAACATATTTTTGTATGCTTTATAATTAAAGCTTTTAGTCTATCTGACTGCTCTTTTGTTAAGAGCTCTTCTTTAGTGTAATCTATTATAGATTGCAATGCAATTTCATTTGCGATTGCTTTCACATCTGACTCTAGCACATTCATATTATTTGTCAATTAAAATTTTTAAAGATTGAAAGATTTTAGAGAAAATTCAAAGGGATTACCTTCGATACTCTTTACTAAGTTTAACATTTTAAGAGCTATGATTCGAGTTTCTTCTTGAGTGTCAGGCTTTAGTCTTAAATTCCAAAAATTAAGAAAAGAAAGTAACGATCCTGTCCAGATAAATTGAGTTTCTAGACACAAAGGTAAAATTGCTCTAGCTTGTTCCTTAGCAACTCCGGCCTCACAAAGTTCCTTATAAAGTAAAGAGGATTGCTTGACAAAGTTAGAAATTTTTTCTAATAATTCTGGGTTATCAATTTCACCTTCACTGCCCTGTTTAGATGACTTAGACTGTTTTCTCAGTTTCTCTATTGTAAAATAATTATCACTGAAATCAACATATCTACCACTTATACTATTTGCAGACATTCCAACCTGATGTTTGAAAAGCTGTCTCTCTACAAAAATAGGACACTCTATTCTAAATTGTAATTGAGGATGTCTGAAAGGAGCGACATGTTTATGTTCAACAAGAAAATTTATTAGTTTTCCATCTTTTTCATCAAAGACATTTTTATATTTTCCATAGCTAACTCTAGCAGCATTGGCGATCATTAGGTCGTTTCCAAAATAATTTAATAATTCAGCTTTCATTTTGTAAATTTATTTTTTTTCTGTTTTCTATATGAGATAAGATTATATCTTCTTTTGATTTTCCAAAATATTCGACTCCATGGAAGTTTTTAATTATTTCTACATTAAGACATTTGTTTGCAGAGGTATCAAAAACATAAGCTAATATCCTACCAAATTTTTCTTTACCTTCTAATGACACATTATGTATATGAGTCTTAATCACAACTTCATTTTTATTATTTTTAAAAAATGTTTCTGCAAATTTTTTACTTAACTCTCCGAACTTCTTTTCTTCGGAATCTTTAGTTTTTATCTCAGGGGTATCTACCCCCATTAATCTTATAAATTTCTCCTTTAAGGAAAAACCGAATCCAAGATCAATGTCAGCTAAAAAAGTATCTCCATCATAGACTCTTAAGACTTTAGCTTTATATTCGTAAGGCATTTAATTATTTTTTTTTATTTGACTTTCTAAAATAGGAGAAAGATTAGCAGGACTGTAATTTGGACCCTTTTGCCATTTACCATCCTCTCTACGAAATCCATTTGTAATTTTGGAATCATTAGATCTGCACACTTCATTCTCAAATGGCTCAATGTCAAGTCCATAAGAACATGCCGCTCCTATAGAAACATAGTTAATATCGGCTAGAGCATCAGCCACTTCTATTAAATTGACTTCTCCTTCTATATCGTAATTAAAATCATCAATACTTATAGATTCTTCTTTATCTGACAAAGAAACTTTAACACCGCTTGCTTCAGCTAGTTCCAAAACTTCTTCTAAAAGAAGACTTATCCTTAGAACTCTAGTTAAATTGTCAGGTATAGAAGGAGAATCTGGGCAGTTTTGCCCAATAGCTTTCATAAAATTTAATACGCTTTTTTGGAAATTCGTCATAACAACGAAAATACTATAACATATTTTAAAAAAGTCAAGCTTTTTCTACTGATAGCTTTTCGATGTCAGACTTTAACATTTTATTCACAAGCTGATCAAAGTTACATTTTGGAAACCAACCCAAATCTTTTCTAGCTAATGAGCTGTCTCCTAATAAAGTTTCTACTTCAGCTGGTCTATAAAACTTTTTATTGATAATTACTAAAGTTTTTTTAATGCCATTTATACAAGCTACTAATTTTTCATCTTCAGGATTATTTGTTTCATTTTCCCATGAGCAATCTAATTTAATATAATTGAAAGATTTTTCTACAAACTCTCTAATAGAATGTGTTTCATTAGAAGAGAAAACATATTCATTGGGAATACCTGAATAATCTTTATTATAAATATCTTGATTTAACATTCTCCATACCCCATCCATGAAATCTTCAGCATCGCTCCAGTCTCTTTTGGCATCTATATTTCCTAATTCTAAAGGAGAAAAGTCTAAAGAGTTATCTATACAATATTTTATAGAAGAAACTTTTTTAGATATTTTTCTAGTGACAAATTCTTCACCTCTTCTCGTTCCTTCATGATTAAATAGCCAGCCTTGAATAGCATAAAGATTATAAGATTCTCTATAAACTTTTACAAGCTGTCTAGAAGCTGCCTTACTTGCTCCGTAAGGACTTCTAGGGCGTAAGGGATGAACCTCATCTTGAGGAAAATATAAAACATTACCGAATTCTTCAGAAGATCCAGCTTGATATAAACGACAAGTAGGTTTATATAATCTGATAGCTTCCAATATATCAAGAACAGCTGTAGAATTAGTCTGCCATGTTTGCCTAGCAAAATCCCAACTACTAGCAACAAAACTTTGAGCAGCAAAATTGATAAAATAATCAGGAAGTAGTTTTTCTACAATCCTAGAAATAGCATGAGGATCAGTCAAATCAAAATTAATGAGATGAAATCTATCTGATTTTACATGTTTAATATTTTCATGATTATAAACACTTAATCTTCTCACTCCTCCAAAAATTAAAAAATCTGTATTGTCAAGTAAATAGTCAACCATATGACTTCCATCTTGACCAGTAACGCCTGTTATTATTACACAGGGCTTACCATTGCGTATATTAACAGCTTCATCTATATTTAATATATTAGATGTGTCTATCTTTTTGCCATAATAAGTTTCTTGTAAATTCTCACTCATTTTAATAAATTTTAAGATTCGCAACTAGTACAGGTCATTAGATTCCTAGACAATTCCTGAGCAGGATTAGCTGATCTTTGGTAATACAATGTTTTAATTCCCATCTTCCAAGCTTCGATTAGTAAGTCACTTACTTCTTTCGGCTTTATATCTGGAGGAATCATAATATTCAAGCTCTGACTTTGATCAATAAATTTTTGTCTTTGAGCAGCTTGAATAATAATTTCTTTTTGACTGATTTCTCCAAAAGTTTTGAATACATCTTTTTCATCAGAAGAAAGAAAATCTAAATGTTGAACTGATCCACCTCTAATCAAAATGGATTTCCAAACTTCATCTGTATCATTCTTATACTTCTTTAGAACTTCTTTGAGGAATGGATTCTTGAAAGTGAAAGATCCCTTAGCGAGTTTCTTTACAAAGTAATTACTATTTAAAGGTTCTATACTCGGAGATACTTGCCCCAAAATGAATGATGAAGAAGTGGTAGGAGCAACAGCAATTGTTGTTACGTTTCTTCTCCCATAACCCTTGAGGAGTTCTGGCTCTCCGAATAAATCTGCGAGCTTTTTAGAAGCTTCATCTGCTCTCTTTCTGATAGTATCCCATATATGAGAATTAAGCATCTTAGCCTCTAAAGATTCAAAAGCAATCATTTGTGATTGTAGAAAAGAGTGCCATCCCAAAACTCCCATTCCTAAAGCTCTTTGATTTTTCGCAAATTCATGAGGAGCTTCCATAAATTTCATTCCTTGAGTTTTCTCAACAAACTCTTGATTTACAGTATCAAGGAAATAGATTAATGTCTCAATAGCATCAGTATTTCTAATCTCATCCCAATAAAGAAGATTCAAAGAAGATAAAACGCAAACAAAACTTTCATTACTGTTCGATTGAAGAGTTATTTCTGAACAAAGATTGCTTGAATTTATTTTGTATCCTTTATCTTTGTAAACTTGAGGAGCATTATTATTTACAGTATCAGTAAAGAAAATATATGGATACCCTGTTTCGAATCTTTTCTTTATAATCTTACCCCATATTCCTCTCTTATCTTTGTCCCCCTCTATCATCTTATTCATCCAGTCGTCTGTTATTGTTACACCAATGCTCATATTCTGAATAGCATGACCTTCAGAACGAATCATAAGGAACTCTTCAATATCTGGATGTTCGACGGGAAGATAGGCTGCAAAGCTACCTCTACGAGCCGATCCCTGACTAACTACATCTGAAACTTTATCAAAAAGCTCCATAAAATGTGCAGCTCCACTGGATTCTCCCCCAGAACTTATTTTAGAACCTCTTTTGCGAAGGTCTCCAAAATAACCTGAAGTACCTCCTCCCATTTTAGACATGATACCTACTTCGCCGACCTTCCAAAGAATATCGGTCATTGTATCATCCATATGGGAATTGAAACAAGAAACAGGAAGACCTCTCTTATTCCCATAGTTAATCCACACTGGTGTACTTAAACTATAATATCCAAGAGAAGTGTACTTTTCAAACTTATCAGCAAACCCTTCAATGCCTAGAATATTCTCTGCATTTTTAGCTATTTCTTTTACCCTCTCCTCTGGAGATACACCTTCTTCTAAATAGCCTCTCTCTAAAAAGAGACGGCTGTGGCTATTTAGCCATTTATAAGCTTTTTCCATAATCTAAAACAGTATATGTACTACAATTAAAAAGTCAAGGTGTATCTGTATTAAAACAAATCTTCTTCTCCAAAACTTTTATTTGATCTTGCGTACTCAGTCGGACGAGAATGAAAAAAATCAGTCATATTATTTCCATGCAGCTGCTCATCAAACCAATCTGTTTTAGAAATTAAATCTTGATCAACCTCGAATATCTTTTTATATCCGATACTAACCAATGATTCATTCATTCGATTTTTAATAAAATTCTTCAAAAGAGGAGAATTTAATTTTTCCGATTCGAGTCCATTTAAAATCCAGTCAATAATTTCACATTCATATTTAACAGCTTGCTCAGATTCGTAAATTACTTTTGCTTCAAGCTCTTCGTCAAAAAACTCTGGATATTCAGAACGAATAGTATTGATTATTTTAATTCCAACTATAGCATGGAGATTTTCTTCTCTAGAAGTATACTCTACTTGCTTGTTCGTATCCTTAAGGAGATTCTTGTAACGACCAAACCAATTGATAATGTAAAATTGAGAAAACAATGCAATATTTTCAACAAATAAAGTGAAAAGAATTATAGAATATACGAACTGTTTTTTATTATCAGAATGAAACTTATGAAGATGTTTCCGAAGATAATTAACTCTACCTTTTACAATATCCAATTTTAAAGCATCATCAAAAGCAGTTTCCAACCCTAGAACTTCTAAGAGTCTTTCATATGCGTCCCCGTGTATAACCTCTGTATTCGCCATAACGAAGCCTAGATCGCTCATGGAAGGGTGAGGTAGGTTATCACCCAACTTAGACCAAAACTTTTTTACAGAAATTTCTAGCTGGCCAATCGTAGTTAAAGCTTTTACAATTATTTCTTTTTCCTTCTCAGAAAGCTTAACTTTAAAATCTTGTAAGTCACTTTGGAAATTGAATTCTTTATTAGTCCAAAATCCATCATGCATTGCCGAAATAAATTCTTGGCTCCAAGGATAGTGATCTGGCTTCCTTGAGATTTGTTCTTCGAAAATCATAATTAATTCTTTTTTATTTCTGAGGGATGAGCGACATTATACTTCTTTTTGTACTTTGCAACTTCTTTTTCAAGAATAGGGTCTTTACCTAGTTTATCTTTCCTCATATGGGAAAGTTCTTGAGCTCTATCCTGCAAATCTCCAATAGTTCCTTTTTTATTTGTTTTATTTAAAAAGTCCCTAGAGGAAAAAGGATCAATTTTAGTATCTATACTCGTGTGAGGAATAGTCCAAACTCTATTCCATTGAACACCATTCTGTGCATATACGTGTTCATCATTCATACCTTGAACGACTTCGATTCTCTCTTCGGAATCTGGATTTTCATAAATATATATCATAGGAATTGTATTTACACTTTTCTAAATATTTACAGAAATTTCTGGAGTTAATTTTAAAGAAAAAATTGGCAATCCTATATGGCTAGTAATACCTAAATCCAAAGCTTCTTTAGCATTTAAATACCAATCTAAATCTTTTCTTTTATTTAATTCTTTTTTAAGCCATTCTTTATTTTTAGGGCCTTTTAAATGAGAAGAGATTACTTTAAGTATTTCTTCCTCCTCTTTCATTAAAGCATTAAAAAATTCTTTTTGCTCACTAGCTCTTCCATCTGGGATAGAAGAAACCTGAATACCATGCAGCATTAAACCTGCATATTCTCCCATGAAACGAAAACCTTCATCCCCGAAACAGAAGACAAAAGCTCCAGCAGAGGAAGCTTCACCAGCCGTCATTGTAGCAATCTTTAAACCTTTTTTCCTAGCAGAATAAAGGATAGAAAGAATAGCTTTTAAAGATGAGATATCTCCTCCGGGAGACTCAATATGGATAGGAAAAAGTATTTGCTCCAGTTCTATGGCTTCATTGATTCTATTACTTAAAGCTTTTACAGTTGTTGAAGAAAATTCTGTTAAGTAAAAACTTCTAGGCCCGTTTATTCCTTGAACAAAGTTTGGAGCATTTATATCCCATTTCATATTTTTGATAATAGTGTATCTACAGTATTTTGTACACTGAATACACTAGGAAGAGTTGATATAGTTTTTTCGCCAGAATTAAAAAATTCAACGGCTTCCAAAATTTTATCTTCTACTTCTTTATCATCAAAATCAAACATGTTCCCTTGATTAACTATATTACCTAATTTGAAAAAGGCATCATCATAAATAGGAATTTTCTGAGAAGGTTTTACAATAATAGCATTACCATTGTTAATAAAATCAGAATGAGCATGAGCATCCATTGCTACACAAACCTTGTTAAGAGAAAGCATATTAAACAAAGGAAGATTAAATCCTTCTGCGCCGGAAAGACCGGAAAGATCAATATCACAAGAATTCATTAGTTTGTTTACTTCTGAATTTTTATCTTGACGAGATATTAGATTAACATTCCAAGGAATAGATCCCTCAAAGATTTGATTCAAAATTTGTTCCCATTTTTCTCTCTCTATAAAAGGGTTATCTATTAAGCAATTTAATCTATATCTTTTATCATTACCGAAAAGCTTCTTCCATATTCTGATTATCTTTTCTGTATGTTTTCTTTTTTCAAATTTTCCAATAAGCAAAAAGTTAATAGCATCAACTCTTGGAACAAGAGGATCAGCTTTTACATGAATAGAATCAAAATAAGGATGGCAGACTCCTACATTTTCTAGACCTTCAGATTTAGCAACCTCATAAGAATAATTACTAGAAAACAATACCAAGTCATTATTTTTAATAATATTTTTTTCAACTTTAGTTAAAGTATCCGTTTCATGGAATGTCCATAAAATAGTTTTATCAGACAAACGTCTTTCAGATTCAATTAAATGCCAAAGTCTAATCGTAGGAAATTTACGAGAAAAATTGGCATGAGCTTTTTGACAACAGAATTGGAGCCAATCAAAAAATGGTTTATCAATATCGTAGGCTTTTAAATCTACTTGCCCGATAGGAAATATATTAGGAAGGAATTTTCTATCGAAAAACTCTTTCAATAATCCAAATGATACTTGACCAAAAGATAATCCATTAATTGGAACTTCTAAATTTATATTCATTCTAAATCTTTTTTTAAATTATACTGATCAATCTTTTCTTGTAAATTTGTTTCTCCCCTTAGAAAGCTTTCAATAATACAATAAGAAAGTCCGAGATCGTAAGCTTTATCTATATACAATATTTCTGGAGTAAATGGTTTGTATTTTTTTAAAATATTTTTAATAACAAAAGAAAATTCATTATCATCTTTGCAGTTAAAGAATTTTTTTTCATTAGCTTCAATATAAGTTACAGATCTTTTATTAGAATCTGTAGATGAAATTATCTGAATACAAAAATATAAAAATTCACCACCTAAAGTTTCTGCAAACCCATTGGAGCTTTTTATTATATGAGATAAATAAAAATTGGTATTCAATATTAATTTTCCCTATGCTGGAAAGAAGTCAAAAAAAGATTATTTATGATAGTAGCAACTATAGGACAATAAATAAAATTATTAATATCAAAACAAAGACAATACCAAAAAGTTAAACAAAAAATACAACCCATCAAATATCTAACTTTTCTGCATAGATATCCTAGAATATTTTTACTCCCACCTTTTATATCTAAATATCTATACGCTATTGATCTTGGATAATCAAATATAGGAGCGAAGTTTAATAGAAAAAATATGAATACACAAGCTGTAGCCGTTTTTAAAATTTCGATTATTTCCATTTCTTTAAATCATTTAAGTCTTCTCTTCCTATTTCTTCAAAGTGAATAATTGCCATCAAGTTAAATATTACAGCTGCAAGATGGTCTTCGTCTCTATCTCCTTTCCAATATTGCATTAAATGTCTAAATGCACTGGCAAAGAATCTTGAGAATGGCATCCCTTTTTCCCAATTCCATTCACCATATTTAACAGCTCCTCTTTCCATCAAAGAAGCTAATCTTGTCATCATAAAAGGAGAGATTAAATCGAATCTTGGTTTTCCTTCTTGAGTATCTCTTTTAGCTCCAGATTCAAAACTTTGTCTAGCTCCACTATCTTTTGTTTTAAAATTCATACTCATAAATTAATCTCTATTTTTATAAAGTCAATCTTATAATATGTCTCTTATATAAATATACTATATACATAAATACATAAAGAAAGAAGAGTAAGAAGCTTTCCTTCTAGTCAGGGGACTTCTTACCTACCTGTTTTTGAAAAAAAACAGAAGTATTTGTATGCCTGAACAAGTTTAAATCGCTTGCTTAAAAAAGTTTCCTTTAGTCAGTTTGGACTCGCCTTTCAGCGACCCATGAGGTTTTTATTGACGTATCAAAATTGGATAGAAGCCCTTTACCCAACCGACTTGCTCATCTGCCCACTAGATTTATTAGATCGTAGCTGTAGAAACTACTGAACAAGTACTCAAATTCTCAACTTCGGTGCACCCTTTCGGATGTTGGTGTTGACAAGTCCCGAGTCAGAGCACCATGCGATTTTCTTGAATGACATCCGGCTTTGGGAGTCCCGGACCCATTGCGGCAAATGAGGCCGCTATGTAAAATTAACTTTCTTTATATAATGCCAAAATTTTCTTTTGTCAAGTACTTTTATGCAAAACCTTGCAAATCTACAATTTTATTTATACCCGCTAAATCATCTGTGCTAATCCCAAGAATACTGTAAGCTTCTTCTTCTGTCATTTCTTTTTTTAGAGTTATATCAGGAGGACTTCCATCAATTGTTGGTAGAGCTGTTTCCACTAAAATACTATTATAAAGTGAAATATTCTCATATACATTTTTCATTATTAATTTATCTCCTAGTGTTTCCTTATATATTAAAATTACTTGATAAACGGATAAATTTTCTTTTCTGAAATAAACTATCTCTGTAGCATTTTTAAAAAGACCATCGTAAATATAAGATTGATTTAAATAATTGATTCTTTTTTCTATTTCTTCTCTAGCTGACTCTGCTATATAATCTATTGATTTATTTATAAATAAAGGGCTAGAAAAATAACTTGAATTTTCAACTAATAAACGATTAGGCCCAGCTCTTCTACTAAAAGAGTAAGGAATTGTAACCTTTTCATCTTCTGTTTTTTCGCTCCACTCGGTCAAAGGATCGTCTTCAAATCCCTTTATAGTTTCTACTTCATAATAACCTGCTAGTCCATTAAAAAGACCAGCTTGATAATCTCCTGCATCTATAGGAAAGCCTATTGTTTTAGCTACACTTTTAAAATATATTTTTATATTTCTAGCTGATAAATCTCCTAACCTTAAATACCTATGAGGACTTAAAACATTTGATCTCAAGAACGGTGTAATTTTTACTTCATTACCTTTAATTATTATACTTGCTATTTTTATATATATTTTACCTGCGTATTCAGAATCTTTTAAAATTTGAGTTCCTCCTAATTTTATAAAATTATCTTTTTGTTGAGTGTAAAGTATATTATTATCATAATACTCTACGAAATTTTCATCTGTAGATGTTATTATTGAAAATTGATTTATAAAATCCGAATGATTATTTTTGTCATCTAGCCACCAATTTATTTTACCGCCTAAAATTCCATCGCTAAAACCTGCTGGAACTTTAGGTATAGTTAAATAAACATCACAGCTTTCAGCTGTTTCAAATGTTTTTAAAAAAGATGTTCCTAATTCATAAGTAGTTTCTTCAAGGGAATTGAAGGGATAATAATTTTTTTTGTCTAAAGGATTATTTTTTATTTCGAAATTTAAATAGTTAGCTTTATAAGTATTTAATATAAATGAATTTATATCTCCAGCATTTACTATAAAATTATATTTATTACCTTTTTTAGTACTCAAGATAACTTGAAATGGTAAATATGTTTGATTACTCATTTTTTAAAATTTTTATAATTTTTTTGATCAAAGTAAAATGGAAAATTAAACGCATAATCAAAATCAATTATTTGTTCTAATTTATCTTCTTTACTGCTATCTAAGTAAGCTATAGGTATTATTTTTTCACCATTTATTATAAAATTGTATTTATCTAGTTTTTCCTCTTCCTCTTTAGTTTGAGTTGAAGATTCTATAAATTCTATACTTACATCTGAAATAGGACAAGAAGCATTAACAAGCGGAGTTAAAATAGATGATCCGAGTAAAGTCGCTGGTTTAAAAACGAAGGGAGCATTATTTGAATCTGCAATTTGATAAAAAGCGCTTATATCAGGAGTCCAATTTTTTAAAAGATTCTGTTCTCGAAGTATAGATTCTTTCTCTATTTTTACAGCATCTTCATACCCTTCAGACGTAGGATCAAATAAAGTATATGAAGGTATATAATTACCTATTTTTATTCCAAGTTTTTCATCTTCCAATTGTATTAATTGTAAATCATTAGCTATATAATCTCTAATTATATCTTCTGTTAAATATTTTTTAATATAAATTTTGAAAAGATCGGATCTTTTAGAAAATGAAGATGATTCCCATTCATTTACACTCTCTGCTAAAACAGAGTCTATATCTTTTAAAGTTATTCTTAAGCATATACATCCTTTAGCCGCCGTATCAATAGTATTAAATCCTATATTTCTTTTCTCTGCAAAAAAATTTAATCTTTTTTTAGAAAGTGTTTTTGGAACAAATACATTTTTTAAAGAGTTCGAAGCTGTACAAATTACTAATCCAAAATTAACAAAAACTTTTGTTACAATATTATTTTCTATTTTCTGGATAAAACAAGAAAATGGCTTCATAGGTTCTATATTTAATTTTTTCATTTTAAACAATATTAGAATCTATAGTTATGCTGTTACCGTTATCAATACTTTCTATAAATCTGTTCTCTTCACTCGGAAAAATAAACTGTTTACTATAAGAAATAATATTTATATTTTTATTATGTTTTATATATCCTCTTAATGAATTTTCAGATGACCTTCCCAGAAGAGTAGAAACTTGTTTTTTATTTCCTATAATTTTTTCATTTAATTCAAGCTTTTCATCTTCTAAAGTTTCACTAACATTTATATCATAAAATTCTGTATTCATTAATTCAAAAGAAGCTGAATCAAATAGTTCTGTTAAAGCATAGTTTTCATTTAAGAATTGATCTACTGTCCATTCGCCTTTTTCATCTTTGTAAATAGATGCTACAATAGCTAAATTAATAGCATTTCCTCCCCAATATATTTCATCTCTATATAAATAATCTAATTCAGAATTTCTTTCTTCTGCATTTAAATCAAAACTTTCTAATTTAATATTAGAATCGCTTAAATTTTTTGTATTTCCCAAAATTTCAAAATTACTTCTGTCTTCTTCATCTAAATAAGCCTTACAAGCTATCCATGCTTTGTCTAAAAATGGAATATAAGATGGTCCCGGAACCCATTTATCTGGAGGGTTAAAAGAAGCTAATATATATATATTTACTTTAAAATATTCAGATTTTAAAATAAAAGAAGTCTCCTTGATCGTTCCATTCCTTTCGCTTTTTCTTTCTTCATTTAAAAAAAAATCTAATTTAGGAAGAGGCTTGCCATATATATCACAAGTAACATTCCTATAATTTAAAGGATTATAAAAATTAAATACTTTTCCAGAATTTATCGCGAAGATATCTGAGTTATTTATTTTAAAAACTTCCGTCTTAAATGGATGGTATTGAATTGGCATTAAGGTATAGAGAAAGAAGAAACCACTGGAGAAGGGTCATTATTAAAAGAATAAGCTGTTAAAGTAATTAAAGCTTGATCATTTTCATTAAAAGTAATTTCTTCTATATCATCGTGTGTAATTTCCAGATATCTTTTTTGACTATCTAAACTAATTTGAGTTGCGAAACCTTTTATTTCATATTTATCGAAATCAAGAGGAGTCGGGCCTCTAAATTCATATACTGGAATTTCATCATCAATAGAATTTTTAATTTTTACACTCCAAACTTGATTCATTCTTTTTTTAATATTATAGAATGTTCCAGTTAAGTCCAAAATTGAATTTGCGAATTGTTTTTTAAAATAGCAACTTTGCACATAAACTGTTGAATTTATTGTTTTTTCTAATTCTTTAGGAATATTTGATTTTACTAATCTAGAAAAACTAATATTAATTAAACTCATAGACTCTTTAAATGGTCTTTCATTTATTTTTGATTTTTCTTCAGGAAATAAATCTACAAACGTATTTTGAGTATTTATTAAATTAGTATTTTTCACATCATAGAAATTAGGAGTTTCATAAAAATAACCAAAATTTTGACTTCCAACATTTTCAGTCAAATAATATCTACAAAATCCAGCTTGAATATTCAAATCTAAACTTTTATTTAAAAATCCTGAAAATACAATATTGTCCAATTCATTATTTGGAATAGGTGTTAATTTATTAGTTCCATAAGATTTCGGTATTTTATAAATAACTCCTTCTAAAGATACATATGAATAATCATAATTTTTATGTTTTATAAATAAATCAATAATTTCATTTACAGCGTAGCTATAAGTATTATTATTTTTTAGATAAAAAGTATTTTTTGTTTCTAGAACAGTCCCATTTGAAGCGTATTTTGTAGCCTCAAAATATAATTTATCAAAATCTGTATACAATTTCGGAAAATTATTATTTTTTATGTTGAATAAATAAGGTAAAATTTCTTTTGTGAAAAAAGATACAATATTAGAATTACTTTCAGATATGCCTTTATATTTAGAATTGCTTCCTCCTATAATATTTTTATCCCAAAGTGTAGCCTTATTGTTTTCTTCAAAAAAGGTAGAAAAACATTTAATATCTCCGCAACTATTCCTTTTCTCATCTCTTATTAATGGATTGGTCGTAGTAAAAACTCTGTAATTATTATTTCCTTGACTAGTAATAGTAGAAAATTGACCCGGTATTCCATAGAGTTTATAAATAAAATATTGAAAAAGACCACTGAAAACACCTTCCAATAATGTTCCTTCTGAATATAATTGATATGGAGTTGGAGTTAAAAATGTAGAAAGATTTTCTTCTTCTAACTGTACTCCAAAAATATTAACTTTCCATATATTTGATTGTGGATTAAAACCGTCTTGACTAATACTAGAGTCACTTGCATTAACTAATTTTATATTTATATTTTCTTCATTAAGTATTTTAAATTTAACAAAAACTCTTTTTATATTCTGCGGATAGAATGCTCCTTCTTTATCAGTATCATATGAGCCTGCTTGCACTGATTTGTCAGTTAGAACTGCACCAAGACTATTTATATTACAATAAAAACTTTCCCCGCAAAATATTTGAATAAAAGGAACGCCTGTTTCAGCAGGCAAAGGATCTTGAGGTAAAATATAAAAAGAAAAAGTATAATCTTCTTTTGTTGAATCTTTTTTCGTAAAATTAAAATTTATTTTATACTCGTTTGTTGCAGTATTCGCTAATGTTCCATAAGATACAAAATTTGGATTTGCTATATCATCAATTTTTACATTTGTTGATAAAGAATCAACTGTAAAATTTTCCGATTGTGTAGATTTTATTAAATTAGCAGACTTAGAAGTAGATCTATCTGAAAGAAATTCTTTATCATCAAAAGTTATACCAAAATTTATAGAATCTGAGTCAGAATAAAAACATGACGTATTATCTTCTTTTTTTAAAACTAACAAATTATTCTCATTCCAATTTATACCATAATCAAGTTTTTTTATATCTTGATTGTCTTCTCTTTTGTAAAAATCATTATACACATCTTCTACATTATCAAATGGAGTTAAATTTTGATAAGTAATTATACCATCCTTTATTATTGAATTAATAAATTCTTTTCCTTTATATTCTAACGAATCTGAGAATCCTCCGTTGTTTTTGAAATAATAAGTATTACTATTTAAAACTCTAGTTTTTACTAAATCTTGAGATGATAATCTATATTGTCCATTGTAATCTATATTGCTAAGATTTTTAAAGAATAAAGTATCAGAATCTGAGGTTAAAAATATGAATGGTCTTGTTTCACCTTTCGCTTCTGAAGAAAATAAAATATATTGATCATTTAGAGTTGCGTAAGAAACTCCTCTATATGGATAAATATTTCCAATTTGAGTATTGGTAATAGATGTCGGAAGATTTTTTGTATGCAATAGAACACTTGACGGAAATATAAATTTATGTTTTTCAAAAACAAATTTACCTTCCATTTCCTCTTTATCTACTATGCCTGTTATGGGAAAAGGAGTAAAATTATTTGGAATAGCTATTGCCTTGTAAGTATTTAATCTTTCATAATTTAATTCGTAATTTTCAAATGTATTAGGTAAACCAGTTTTACCTCCCAAATCTATAAAATAATCTGGATTTAAATTTAAATCGTTTATTTTAGTATTTATTGGAAGGCCATCATTAGGTTGAACAATATAAACTACTTCTCCTGTAGCTTTTAAATTTGTAAATTCTCTACTTAATTGTCCTTCTAAAGAATAAAATTTTACATCTTGTATATTTCCTTTTATAGTATAGTCATCTTTTGTTTTTTCGAAGTCTGTGTTATAAAGAAGGCCATTGGAAATACCATTTTGCGTAAAAAGAGTTCCAGAATAAGATACATTTATATTCTCTGATCCAAAAAAATCAGTGGAAGATCCAGTTATAGTTAAGTCTCCTGTTTTCCCTTCTGTGTATTGAAAATCTAAATCTATTTTAGAACCTTCTACTTGCAATAAATATTCTAATTCAAAAATAGCTTTTGATATGCCTGTTTGAATAATATCCCCAGAGTACGCGGAAATATTTGACCATGTAATACGCTCAAAAACTATATCATCTGTATCATCTTCTTGAGCATCTTCATTAACAGTTTGAGCATTCTGTATTTGTAATGAATACGACTGGTTCCCAAAATTTGTTTCTAAATCTAAGTAGACAGGGAATCCTTGAGAATATCCGCTTGTATCATAGTTGAAAAAATTTATATAATTTCCGGGTTGTATTTCTTTTACATGTGTGAATTTCCCTGTAATGCTACTCGAATTTATAGAAAAAATATCAACAATATACTGTCCTTTATTAGTTATTTTTCCGCTTACTGCTTCATTTGAATAAAAATTTGAAAATTCTAATTTAGGGATAGAGCTTCCATATATAAAAGCGTCTAAATCTACAGAATTCGAAACTGGAGAATCTAAAATTTTAACCACTAATGCGCTAAATATAGAAGTTGGAGTGGCGAGTACCCCCTCTCTAGTGATAGGAACAGAGTTTAAATAATCTTTATAAGTAGTATATCCTTGAACATAAGATCCTTCGGAAAATGGTTCTTTAATATAAGAATTTATACTAATAGGTTCTTTGTTAAAAGTTCCTATAATATTATCATTTGGATCTTTTATTATACCAGATTTAAATAAATAACGAACATAATGTGTTCCTGTAATTCCTACTTCAAAATGATCACTAGAATAATTATAAACTTTAAAGTCAAAGTTTAAAGATTTTTGAGGGTAAAAATTCCTATATTGTATTCCTGTAATTTTCATTTTAAATAATATTTATATAGGATTTGCCGGGGTTGCTTCTTAATGCATTATTTAATTGATGCGTTTTTACACTATCAGAAGGATTTACAGGAAAAGAGTTTGAAAAAGTAAGATTAGTTCTAGTCCCACTCTGATCTAATCTTATGGAAAAAGATACTAGTCCATCTTCTGGACCTAATAAAGAATTAGGTAATCCAAAAATAGAATAAGTTTTAGTTTCTTTCTCCTCTTGCAAATTTGTATTTAAATTAAATAATATTTTATCTGCATAAGTTTTAATTTTTGCTTCATCTATATAACATCTATTATCATTTCTTTCTAAGTTAGAAATATCTCCATTTGTTATATCTTTAGTATTTGCTCTAATAGAAACATATTTATCATTTTGTTTTCCTTGTGTAGCAAAAACTAATTCAAGTTTAGGTATAATAGCTTTTATTTTTCCAAAATTAAAAGAATTGACAGTTTCTATAACTTTTATTACATAATTAGAATCTATAGGTGATAAGATTGGTAATCTTGTATATGTACCCTTAGTTTTCTTTATATAAAATTTAAATAATTTACATTTATTGGATTTCGCTCCTAAGCCTTCAGTATTTTCATTTTCGTCTGGAGATATTCCATTTGAAATCTCACATTCTATATCAGGCTGCTTATTCTCTCCAAAAGACCAAACTAAATATAACTTTTCTTTATCAGTCAGAGCTGCCCCACCTTCTGAAGTTCTGTCTAAAAAAACATAAGGTTTTAAGCCATCTATAAATTTTTCTACATTTTCAGAATTTGGGTCAGGTTGCCATATAGGAGTTCTATTAAGGACAACAATATTTTTTTCGGCAAACTTTGATATCTCAGCTGCTCTTATATATGGATGAGAAATATTTATATCTGGAAATACAAATTTATTACCGGGTTTAATCCTTGAGAATCCTTTAACAGTTCCATCTGGACTTTCAAAACTTTTATCTTCTAAATCACTTGCAGCAGCAGACCAATATTTTCCACAAAATGTTTTAGCTATCTGAAGTTCAAAATCATAAGCTTTAGTTCCTGTTTCTTCTACAATTAATAAGTAAGCCCCTCCTTCTTTTAGTTCTTTTATTTTTTCTTCTGTAAAAGCTCCTCCTAAACTAGGATTAGAAGATCCTATTATATTATGGTAAAGAGCTTGGCATTGAGCTTCCCCTTTTTTGCCTGCTTGTTTATCTGTCGTATTCTCATGGCATATAGCTTTTATATTCCATCCTAAAAGAGCATTATTCCCTGTCCCTAATTTTACTTTATCCGGACTTGTATATTCGAGTACTTTAACATAACAAAATAAATCTCTTAATTCTTTACTATAGTAACTTGCAATAACTGATGCTTGGAAATTGAATTCTGATCCATATCTTCTTTCTAATGGTCTATTTCCGTTGGATAATTTATCGAGAGATATTGGGAAAAGCGTTCTATTACTATTTCTACTAGATCCAGATCCTCCCCCTGTATTTGAACTACAATCATATTCTTTTATTTCTCCATCTTTTCCAAAATATGCTATATTTATATCTTTGGAAAGTCCTTCTATGCTTTTACTTGTAGAAACTTCTTCTATTTTGCAGTTATTCGAATCTTTTATAGTCGAATCATTTATATTTATACCTCTACTTAAATCAAAGAAAATCACTGTATCGTTTTTCCAATAAAATGAAAATCCAAAATCTTGACACCAATTGTTCAAAACTTCTCTAAGAGTTCCTGTGTATTGAGCTCTGTAATCGACTGGAGAAGAAAAAGTATTATTGAAATTCACTCCATATCTAGAAGCTTCTTGTATGAGATCGCTAAATTTATAATCTACATCCAACTTGCTGAATCCTCTTGATTTCTGACAATCTAAAGAGTTATTAGGGGTTGTGTTTGATGTACAAGGATCACATTTATCTTTCTCAGAGTCATTTTCTAAATTGCCACATGGATCAATATAATCTCCAACAAAAATCATATTTGAAAAATCTCCAACAGCTCTATAAATAGATAGATTGCTAACTTTATTTGAAACTAAACTAGGAGTAACTGATGAAGTTTTTAAATAATTATTTAAATTTATATTACCGGGTAATGCTACTTGTGTTGTATTTTGTTTTAATATATTCGGCAAAGGGCCTCCATCTTTGCCTTTTAATCCTACATATATTTTGTCTAAAATTACACTAGTATCGACAAGGGTAAGTTCACAAGTTTTTCCAGATGTTACGCTTTCCTTTGTAGAAAAAGAAATAGCATGTCCCTTAAAAGTATAAAAATTCCCAATCCTAACTACTATTTCGGATTTTGTGTTAAGATTGTAGTCTTCTTTTCCCCATATAAAAGATAATCTTAATGTAGACGGCTCAGATCCTCCACCGCTTAAATCTGCTGAGTAAACTTTTTTCGTAATACCTGATATTTTTATTGAAGGAAAATCCGCTTTCATAATATTCTATTCAAAAGGTCCAAGAGTCCTAAATGCGCCTGACCAATTAGAGTTAGTATTATTATAAATACTACTCTGATCAACTAATGTTATTCTATCTCTTTTCGCGTGAGATAAATGCAAACTAGATGTTTCATAATAATCCTCTTTTATTTGCCTATACTTAGCTGTTGCTAAATTTTTACCTAAAAATACAATGCTTGTACCTCTTGAAAAAAGTCCTGTTGAAAATGTAAAATTCGAAAATAATGGTAAAGGGTTAGCCGAAGTTTTATCGTATATCACCGGATATACTCCATTCTCTAATATCTCTGGAAATGTAATATGTGTTTCGTCTATTGTATAATTATTTACTTTTCCAGAATAACCCCAGTAAACATTGTACCCATTTACAAATTCTGTATCTAATCTGAAAAGCCCATTCGAACTATCAAAAAGTAATTGTTCACCTATATCTTTAAATGATTTACCTACTTGAGTTTGCAATAACATATAAGGTTTTTCTAAAACCTGACTGTCCATATAAATGCTTTGTTCGTTTATTGCTCCCTGCATATACAAGGACTGTTTATAAGTAGTCGCTGTATTTATCTCTGTTAAGTTTGCAGTTGAAACATATTCT